TCATACGAATATACATCCAACTAATGGGAAGAATACTTGCACTACCAAATTCTGCTGATGATACTCTCTTATCCATATATGGTATTAAGTGTGCTGCAACTCCAATCGGACCTACACCAGGACCTCCACCACCATGAGGAATACAAAATGTTTTATGTAAATTAAGATGACATACATCTGCTCCATAGTTACCAGGTTTTGCTAATCCAACTTGTGCGTTCATATTTGCACCATCAAGATATACCTGACCACCATTCTCATGCACAATTCTACATATGTCTTTAATCGTTGGTTCAAATACACCATGAGTTGATGGATAAGTAACCATGATACAAGAGAGTTCAAATGTATTCATGATTGCTTTCTTCTCTAAATCTTTCAGATCAATGTTTCCATCATCATCACAATTTACAGGAACTATCTTCATACCTGCCATTACTGCACTTGCAGGATTAGTTCCGTGTGCACTTGTTGGTATTAAGCATACATTCCTATTGTGATCTCCACGACTTTTATGATATTCTTGTATTGCAAGAAGACCTGCATACTCACCCTGTGAACCTGCATTTGGTTGTAATGATATATCAGCAAATCCTGTAATATCACATAACCATTCTTGTAAATCAAATATAATTTTTTGATACCCAAGTGTTTGATCATCTGGTGCAAATGGATGCATATTCGCAAACTCTGACCAAGATACAGGCATCAATTCTGATGCTGCATTCAGTTTCATAGTACAACTGCCAAGTGGTATCATACCATTTACAAGTGAAAAATCTTTTTGAACTAACTCATTAATATATCTCATCATATTAGTTTCACTTTGATACTTAGTAAATACTTCTTGTTGTAACCAAGGTTTCTTTCTCATCGGTGTGGAAAGCCATTCATACTTTTTACTAATGTCAGTAATCTTAAAAGGAATATCATCATATTGTGAATGAATAATTAATAATATTTCTTCTAAGGTTGTAAGTTCATCTAATGATAAAATAGTCCAACCATCTTCATAACGAACATTAAAATCTTGTATAGTTTTTTTACCCTTAAATCTTACAGTATCAAATCCTTCTGATTCATCAACTTCTAAACCGCACCATTTCAATGCTAATAATAACGTTTGTCTATATCTTAATACTCTGGTTGCTATTTTTTTCAGACCTTCCGCACCGTGGTAAGCAGCATAAAAACCTGCCATATTTGCGAGAAGTGCTTGAGCAGTGCATATATTGGATGTTGCTTTGTCTCGTCTTATGTGTTGTTCCCTTGTCTGTAATGCTAGTCGTAATGCTTTATTACCTTGACTATCTACCGACTGCCCTACAATACGTCCAGGAATCTTACGTTTATATTTGTCACTTATTGCAAAGAATGCTGCATGAGGTCCTCCAAAACCCATAGGGATTCCAAATCTCTGCATGCTACCAACTGCAATGTCAAAACCCATTTCTCCAACAGGTTTCATTAATACCTGACATAGTGGATCAACAATCGCAATCTTCATACATTTATAGGCTTCAGCACATCTCATAAATCCATCATTATATTTTAATGCACCATGATTATTTGGATATTGAAGTATAAGACCAAATGCATTTTCTAATGATTCTAAATCTACAAGTTCATCTACATCAACTTTAACTATATTAATACCTAATGGTTCTGCTCTTGTAAGTAATACCTCTAATGTTTGTGGAAATATTTTATCATCAACTATGAAATCCTTTTTCTTACTTTGACTATGAGCAAGTAACATTGCCTCCGCAGCTGCAGTTCCTTCATCTAATAGTGATGCATTTGCAACTGGAAGTCCAGTGAGTTCTGTAATTAGTGTTTGATAATTAAATAATGCTTCTAATCTACCTTGTGATATTTCTGCCTGATAAGGTGTATAAGATGTATACCAAGCAGGATTTTCAAATACATTTCTTAGGATTACTGATGGTGTGATTGTTCCATAATATCCTTGACCTATCAAAGTTCTTCTAACAATATTATGTTCTGCAATTTCTTTTAATTCTTCAAGTGCCTGTTGCTCACTACAAGGTTCTGGTAAATTATCATCACCACGAAGTAAGATTGAAGTCGGCACTACTTCTCTTACTAATTCTTCTAACGAAGAAAGACCCAAATCATTTAGCATTTGAGTCTGTTCCGTTTCGGTAATACCGATATGTCTTTGAATGAATTCTGTCATGTAGTTAGTAATTCTTCTATTGGTGTTACTGGGTTTATGTTATAGTTAGTTATTAATAATTCTTGTTTAACATTATCATCAGTTCCTTTCTCTCCTCTATGTGCCATTGAATATCTAAGATTCCAAAAATTTAATTCATATTCTGCATACATTTGCATCAAACGATGATTCACATTATAGGTAATCATAAAATTATGTTTGCATTTATAAACATTCTCTGCAAATAAATTATGGTCAAATGATTTATGCATTTCACGATTTTTACCATATAAAAAATCTTTGATATCATATGGGGGGTCTAGAAATACAAATGTACTATCAGAACCTTCTGCATTCATAACTTCAGAGTAATCAATATTTGTAATCTTCCAATGTTGAATTAATTTTGAATACTCATTTAATTTATCTGCACCAACTAATGAAAAATTAGCATTAGATGCTGTTGGTGAAAATGTGCTATTTTCTGTTAATCCAGAATAACTACATTTATTCATTATAAAAAATGCTACTGCCTTTTCAAAGTCATCATAAGTATCAATTTCTTCCTTGTACTTATTGAATAATTCTTTTGCACTTGCGGTTACTTTTTCTTTATCACCTTTGTCAAGAGTATTCTGTTTTTCTTCACGAACTCTCTCGGATAATTCTTCACCACGATCTCTTAACTGTACCCAAAAATTATACAATGGAACATACAAGTCATTTATCCAAACTGGTATATCTGGATTTGACTTTGTGATATCAATTGCAATTGAACCACCACCAATAAATGGTTCACGATATTCTGATATAATCTTTGGATACCACTGCGATAAAGTTTTGATTGCTTTTGATTTACCACCAGGATATCTAAGTGGAGTTTTAAGAGATTTAATTGACATTACTTAATTTCTTTCCAAATGATATAATCATCAGGATCAATCATTGGCATGTAAGGACTTGTACGTCTTCTTTCTAAGAGTTCCATTTCCATTTTAATCTCAATCATTTCAGTAAGATCTCCAACAGATTCTGACATCTTACGATACCCATTACCAACATAGATTTGACCTGCCATAACTGCTATGGTAGCAGCACCCCAAAAAAGATAGTATCTACTTGATTTCACTTGATGTTTTAGTTTTGTAAAAGATTTAGTCATAATTAAACAATTAATTTTTTAGTAGGAGTTGATATCTTACCAAACATTGTTTTGTATTCCTCAATAATTTCTTCTTGAGGTTCTCCTATGTAAACAACATATTTTGTAGATACATTTATTTTTCCTTTCTTATGTAAAGGAGACCAAGGAGCAAATGCAATTTGTCCTGGTTGTTGAGAAGGAACAGCAACGATTGGATTTTCCATCGTAATTGTATACTCATTCTCTTCAATAACGTCGGCGATTACATCTTCGCCAGACCACATACGAATTAATTTAATAGTCATTTGAATTCACATTCTACCATGATTTCTGTTAAGCAAGCAAGAAGATTAATTTCTTGGTCTGCAACAAATGCTATCTGGAATTGATATTTTGCCAGAATAAGTACAGCCGCAGGGATACTTCTGTGCTCCAATGAATCATATAAACTATCGTAAATACGACGCAATAGAACAGAAGTGTCATTATCCAAGTTTGTGACAACCCATTTACGAACTTCAGAAAAGTTTTTTTGTTTAAGATTTTTAATAAGGTCATTTACAGCAACGTCTGAAAATGCAGCAAGTATACCACTATCTATTTTACCACTAACTGCATATCTTTGGCACTCATTAAGAACTCTTCTCCAATCTGGAAAATGTTTATTAATAAGTTCTGCAAGAACTTTTTTATCTGCCTCTACTTTTTCTTCTTCTAAAATAGAATTTAATCTTGCAAAGAATTGTGCTGCTATTGTTGGTTTGTCTTTTTTATTAACTGAGAAATCAACAACAGAACACCTACTATGTAGAGGGTCGATAATTTTGTTTTTGTAATTACAGGTAAAGATAAACCTGCAGTTTTTGGAGAACTCCTCAATACTCGCTCTGAGAAGGAGTTGTACATCGGAAGTGGTATTGTCTGCCTCATCAATGATGATGACTTTATGTTTCGAGTCACTTGTAAGAGAGACTGTAGATGCGAAGTTCTTCGCACTGTTCCGAACCGTGTCAAGAAAACGTCCTTCATCCGATCCATTAATGACATAATAGTCTGATCCTAATTGATTACATAATGCTTTTGCTACTGTTGTTTTACCAATACCTGGCGGACCTGACAGTAGCATATTTGGTATCTCACCTCTTTCAACAAAATCTTGAAAAGTTTTCTTGATACCTTTAGGTAAGATACATTCATCAATTGTAGTGGGTCTGTATTTTTCAACCCATATAAAATCACTCATTATTTAAAACCTTTCGATTTTTTAGGTTTATCAATTACCTCAATAACTGGTGAATTAAACCCTCGTCTATTCCACCAATACTCTTGGACTTCATCCCAAGATTCTACCACAAAAGATTGATCTTGGCAAACAATCTTATAATGATGACGATCATATGGTTTATTGCATGTCTGACCAAACCAAAGTGGATCATCTTTTTCAATTAACTTAGTCATCATGATCATCCCAAGGATCAATCAAATTTTTATTCGCAAAAAATCCTCTATATATTCCATAACCTGCTAGTAAAATAGTGATTACTGCAATTGATATACCGAATGTATAGTTAGGATTTAAAGAAAGATGTGGTATTAGTGTTTCATTACACTTTGCAATTTTCTCTGGATCATTCCAAGTGCCAGGTAAAGTATAAACTGGTGGACATGCTAAAAAAATCATTCTTGTGATCTCCATTCTTTTCTCATTTTAACATATGTATCATTTTTTGCAACGATGTCACGAACTTTTTTAAATATACGAGCAGACTCAGCATACTTACTTGTCATATGATCTGGTTCTTGGGGTCTTACATTTCCTTCATCGTCATATTTCTTGCCTGTGTTATGATTAGCATAACGTCTTGATCTAGTAAAACCCATCTCTAAAAACTTACGACACATATCCATACCGATAAAATCCTTTTCATCTCGGTAGTCAAGATACATTGCAAATATTTTATTAGATGATCTCACTGCTTCATCGGGAGTTTTGAATCTCCAAAAACGACATATATCGTGAGTATAAGGGCGAACCAGTAAAACTCCTTGTTCTCCCCTTCCAATACGATAAAGTTTACGAGTTTCCTCGTCTGAAAAATCAAGTCTCTTGTAATCGAGTTCATAATCAAATTCTTTCATAACCAATTAGATCTGTTGCATGACCATTTCTTCACTTCCATTGAATGAAAACGGGTCTGTATATATTGTATCACAGATTTATAATCTGTCTTTGGATTGCATGAGAATAAATCACATCTAACAACGTCCTCCTCAGGCCATGTGTGTATACTTATATGACTCTCCCCAAGTAATGCATAACCAGTCACACCATGTGGTTCAAACTTATGAGTGTCAACCTTCAACAACTTTAGATTAGCAATCTTTGTTGCTTCTATTAGAGTCTCTCTAACATACTCTTCATCATCTAATGGAGAAGTCATGAGACATTGTTTTAAATCAAATAATACGTGTTTCATTACCAAGTTTTAGGGTGATTGTTAATATCACCTTCAACGTGATTATGATCTATCTCATCAATATGAGCGTGTTCAATACTAAAATGTTCTAAAGAATTAGCAATACGGTCTAAAGAACTCATACCATCTTTACGTTCAAGTGCATATTCATCCATTTGATGAATTAATACACTTATTTTTGAATTAAGTTCTTTAAATTCACTCTCGTGATTTGTATTAAGTAATTTCAAAGTTATTAAAGATGTTGCAGCTGCAATTGGTATTGCGGTGAAAAATGCGGTAATCATAATTTATAGCCAATTTGGTTTTTTGGATGGGTCACGTAAATAATTAGATGCAGCCCAAGGTTTGGACGATATATAACGTTTGTAAGCAGTAAGAGTGTCAATGCTTGTGTCATAT